GGTTCCACCAGTTGTAGCGGTTCCGTTCATGGTTGTGCTCATGTTGGCATCCTTAACAACTGGGAGGCCTAGCAGGGAACCTGCTACACCCTCAGCCATGTTTGGATTGTCAATACCCAAAGCGTTAAATGGAGAGTAAGGAACAAAGAGTGGGCGGTACTGGCTGTCCACTGCTGAGTATTCCCATGAATTAACGCGACGTGGGTGAGCCCAAATAGCGGTAGCAGGAGCGATACGCAATGTCTCAATCTGGTTCTTACCATTGAGAAGTGAGCGGAACTGTGTTCCTGATGTGCTGTTATCGTGGAAAACAGCAGAAGAGACAGTTACATAGTTGGAGTTGGTGATTGAGGTGTTAGAGGTAGAACCTGAAACGTTCAAGACTCCGAGATGCTGACCGTTTGTACCCGAACCAGAGATGATCTGGGTATCGAGTTGTAGGTCATAGTCGCGTGAGAGATCATCAAAGATGACGCCATCCATTGACAAAGGAGACTGTTCCAATAATTGGAGGGAAATGTCCTGTTGTCCAGCGAGAGTGCGTACTGTTGCCGATACTGTGCTGGTTGTGATGTCACGAGAAGCAACTGCTCCGCCTTGTGCTGATTGAGCCAAGACCTGAGAACCCAAAGTGATCTTTGGAAGGTTGATGACGTCAATTCCACCAGGCAGGTAACGGTTTGTAACGCGGTTAGCGAAGGTACGAGTAGGACGAACGTAAGGAACGAACTGAGCGACCAACCATAGAGGTGGTACGAACTCGCCGCCTTGACCAAATGTGGTATTTGGGTTTACGCGCTTTTCAACCGATCCGCCTTGTGACTCAATGAATCCAGCGAAATCACGACGCTCTTTACCCTTCAAGTCGCGTAGATCAACTTCGACCTGACGAGCATTGCGCTCCATGCGCTCTAGGGCTGCTTCATGATTAAATGAACCGAGACCCTTTGCGGCAGCAGCGATTGTTCCAAGGTCTTGGAAGTATGAACCGCCGCGCTTGTTGTTTGGATCGTAAACCTTTGGCTCAGAGGTAACTTTGAAGCCACCCTCAGCACGCTCTTCTGACTTCTCAGAATCAGCAACTGACTTAGCAGCCTTCTCTTCGCGCTTAACTTGCTTACGGAAATTCTTAATCTTTTCATCTTGCTCGTCGAGTGAGGCTGTGAGTTCGTTGAAACGAGTCTCTTCCTCAGCAGACAAGACCTTGCGACCTTCAGCAGTTGGTGTTGCCAGCAACTCTTCAAGATCGGCTTGAATCTTCGTGCGGCGCTTTTCAGCAGCCTCAAGAAGAGGTGTCACTTGGGACATGGTGTCTCCTTAAATTGGATTAAATGGATGTGGGTATGCCCTCGGGTGCGATCTACGGGATAACGACAGGTGAACCGATACGCATAAGGCGTTCGGGTCGGCGTGTGGTTATTGGATGCGGCGCGAGTTACTGCTTTTTGCCGTAGGCGTATGCCCGGGCTTTCGCAAGATCAAGAGAGAGTCCTTCTGTTTCGGACTCGTCAGGTGTTGCGACATCTTTTGGTTTTGTGCCGAGAAGTTCATTGAGGAAGGTGTCCACAATCTCGGTCTTATCTTCTGAACGGAATACAGAGAGAATCTGCTTGATTGCCTCTTCGCCGTTTTTTGAAAATGCGTCACCTTTACGAAGTTCATTAAGGGCGGTGGAGAAAGTATCGAAAGAAGGAAGGGCAATAAGTTGGCGTACTGCGCCCATTACGTTCACATCTGCGCGAAGTTCAGCTATTTCAGTTTCTGGAAGTTCACCGAGGTCTTGGAGAATCGAACGCATGACGACAGATGTATTTGGATTAGCTCCATAATTAACGACACTGACATCACCGCGATTAAGGTCTACTTCGGTGATTTCACGAACGTCATAATCCTCTGACCAGTTCTGACGGGTTACGCGGAAGGCAAATGAGCATTGATCCATAAGCCCTGAGTTGATCTTGCGAGCAACTGTCTGAGCATCTGGGTCATCTGAATCGGTAACAGCGTCATACTCAAGACCATCGTCGGTTTCACGAAGGGTAAGAGTTGAGTTGGTGGTACGGGCTAGGGGAAGTCCTGTGTGGTTTAAGAGGAATTGAACATCTGGCTTCTCACGAAGGGTCTTGGTAAATGCGCCAGCCATAATGCGCTCGGTGTACCAACCCATGTCATACCCGTTATCACGGGTCAGATAGGAAGAATCCTCGCCGAGTTTGCCACTACGTTGAGAGGTGGATGAAGCAAGTCCGTGAAAGGTCAATTTCCCGTTAGCGGAGCGAACCTCGACGTTATTAGTGACAAGTAGTCCACGACGTACTTCACGACCTTTGAGTAAATCTGCTCTAGCTGCGCGATCCATAGCGACCTCCTAGAAGTTTGATGGCTGAGGCAGAGCCGAGAGCTTTGCGATGCCATTGGGATAGCGGTTGCCGATAAATGCGACGTAACGGTGGAGCGATAACTTCATCTGCAAAGAGCCAGAGAGAGGATTCTGTGCTGTGATGTAGCGAGGGGCTGACTCCCAGAGGAACATGTCAGAAGGACGAACAGCAAAGATGTCATCTGCGTTGGTTCCGGCAGGGATAGCACCATCAAGATAGGTAGGCAATCCGATAACTGGGCCATAAGGAACTGAGCCACCCTGAGGGGCCAGGTCTGTGGTGTGTGGGCCAGAGTTACCAGGAGAGGCAACTGGACGGTTTGAGGAGTCAACGCTTGAAGCAACCCAGAACCAACGGCGAGGAGCCATCAGCCAAGCCTCTGGTGGAAGGAGACGGGCATTGCCAACTGCGGCGGCTGTCTGACCAAGTAAAGGCCAAAGGGTTGCGATTGTTGTAGCACCGGAACCTGAAACGTTGTTAATGCTTGAAATGTTAGAAAGACCTAGAAGTTGTCCATTGGCACCTGTGCCGTAAAGGAGTTGAAATTCAAGTGTCTTGTTATACGCACGAGTCAAATCGAGATACCACGCGGCATCAATGCCAATAGGTGAGAGGTCGAGGAGTTGCTGTGAAACGTCGCCTTCGCCGGCGATAGTCACGACGTTTGAGGAAGCATCAGTTGTGACAACATCCTGAGAAGCAACTGCTCCGCCATCATTCTGGACGTTGGCGATGTTACCTGTTGTCATACGAGGTGTGTGAACGCTCTGAACGCCAGCAGGAAGCACCATTGGTTGTAGCAAGTCACCGAAAGGACGACCAGCACGACCAGCGGTAGCAAACTTATTTACAAGCCATAGGGGAACATCAAACTCGCCACCAGTACCAGCAGTTGAGTTTGGATTAGCGCGGTATTCAACTTCTGTACCATCTGCCAACTTCTCAACGCGCTTCTCGTCACGAGGAGCCTCAACGATCATTTGCTTTTGGTGACGCTCTAGGCGTTCTGTGGCGTGTTCATCGTGCAAAGTTTTTGAGCGAACGAGGTCTTGGAAGAAAGAAGTGGGGGCCTCTTCTGCGTACACCAATGGTTCGCGTACTTGGATTTGTGTCATTTATTCATGTCCTGTTCCTGTAATAGCCAACAAAGCTCTTTCTTGTTTCCAAGTAACTTCATGGCAGAGAGGCGGTGATGACCGTCAGAGACGATGTAATCGCCCTTGCTGGTCTTAATAACTTGAGGGTGTGTGTTATGAGCGGACTTCATCTTTGATTTGCCAGGGTTTTGGACGTGCCAAATAAGGTTCTGACGATCGAGTTGGGCGTTGGTTGCTTGAAGTTTCTTGAACTTAACGACCTTGAGTTTTGCGTTATCCCACGCACCCTTAGGAGTGTTAGGAAGTGTGTCCCCGTAAATAGGAAAGACGGCTGAGAGGTGGTGTTGGTCTCCCGCGCCGGGCAACTTCTCAATCTGCTTGACGACTTTCTTAATGTCATCTGGGCTTGGTTGCTTGCGAGCCTCGATTGCATCCCAGTCGATCACTTGGAGACAACTCCTGCCGCTGGTGCGGTTGGAGATTGATCTTGTCCCCCGCCTTGACCGCCGGAACCTGATGGAACGAGTGAGCCATCCATAATCTTGGAGATTGGCCCCATGTTGAGAGGACGCCAGAACTCTTGACCGTTGCCATCTGGTAGCGGAGGCAAATCTTCTAGGAAGCGAGCCTCATCAATGTT